CAACCGCCTGCTCGATGAGGTTGAGGTTGTTGTTGGTCTTGACACCCCAGGTGTTGGCGTTTTCGCCAGTGGCCTGCAACTCGAGGCGGAGGGAAGAAGAGTAGGTAGAGGGCATTACACGCCTCCCAGCAGGGTGTTGTCGCCACCGGCGGGCGAATCATTCTTGAGGTTGTCGTCCTGACGGGTGCGCCGGGCCTCGTTGCGCAGCTTGCCCACCGCGTCCTGGTACTTGCCTTCCCACATGGCCGCCGCCTGGTAGTTCTTCATGAACATGCAGGCCTCGTGCATGCACCCGTAGAAGAGGGCCTCGGGGGCATACTCCGTCAGCCAATTGGTGGAGGTACCAACGGGGCCGATGGAGGTGGGGATCTGCACGTAGGAAATTTCGAGGGAGGCGCTGGTAGAGGGCGCGGGCGCGATGAGGATCTGGTTGAAGCCCCAGCGGGCAAAGTACTTCGGCTCCCCAACGGAGGTGCGGTCCGGCCAGTACTCTCGGAGGAACTCGTCGGTACGCATGATGAGCTGGTTGTACCTTCCCGCCGACACGTAATTAACAGCCTTCAACACCAGCGCGTCGGAAGGGACCGAGACGAGATAGGTGGAGACCGTCGCTGTAGTATAAACTACAAAGCCGTAGGTGTCAATGTCGCGGCTGAGGCGCATACGGGTCTGGTCAATGAAGGTGGGGATGGCATCGGCAAACTCCGAGTCGTCATTCTCGGTGGCGCTGCGGATGTAATCATAGAGCTGGGTGTAGGAAGTGGACATGGCACCCTCAATAAAAGAGTTGGAAGAATTGACCGGCAACTACGTAGCCGAACATCCACCCGGAGTTGTTGCCACCATTGACGCTGTTTGCCCCCGCGTTCCAAGTGGCGCCGCCGGTTGCCGTGCTGTAGCTGATGCTGAGGTAGTCGGCGTTGACGGTGCCCGAAGATTTAGAGAGGGTATGGGAAGCTGCCGTAACGCTGCCGATGGTGACAAGGTTGCCCGCCGTCCCCGAGATGTTCCAGTTGGTAAGGGTGGTGGTAGTACCCGCAGTGAAGAGGAAGGAAGTGGGCTGCACCCCATTTGCCAGGGTGGTGAAGGTGTTGCTGCCCGTAATGGTGAGGGCACCCGCACCGTCGTTGCTGAGGGTGCAGTTGAAGGTGCTGCCGCCTCCAACGAAGGTCTTGGCGGAGGCAGAAGTCAGGCTGATCTTGCCGGTGCCCGTGCCTGCCGTGGTGGTATAATTGGTGGGATTGGTATTGTTGAATGCCGTAGCCCCGGAGTTGGGGCACACCAAGGTGCCTCCGTTGAAGGTAAGGTTTTTGGTGCCTACGCCCGTGGTATAGGCATTTCCAACAGTCAGCGTTTTCCCGTTTAGGTCAAGGGTACCGTTGGTGTGGGTACAAAGCCGCGTGGACCCCATCGTGAAGTTGTCGAGCAGCTTGAAGGTTCCACCCGCGCCATTGAAAGTTATGGGCCTATCGAAGGTCTTTCCTGCGGTGGTTATCTCTTGGGTGCCGGATGTGGCTCCAAAAGTCAGGGCACTCGTACCAGCCGCAACGGTCATGCCAGAAGAAGCGATAAGGTTTCCATAAACCGTAAGGGAATTGGATGAACCCAAGGTCCCGGCAAATCCGGTGAAGTTTACGTTTTTTGCGATAGAAGAAAAAGTCAGCGTGTATGTTCCTGCGGTGAAATTGAAACTGATGGCATTTGCTTCAGAAAGAGAACCAGTTGCAACCGTGGTTGCTGTCGCGGTGGAATTGGTTACGTTGACAACCGGAGTTCCAGTGACCGTGAGGTTGGTCACCGTAGCGGTTGTCCAGACTGTACCAGTTCCGGTAACAGTTATGTTTCCAGTTCCAAACGCAATGGTTCTTGTGTTGCTATTATTTGAATTGAAGGATACGCAGGTGACAACACTAGAACCAAGAGACATGGTGCCTTGGCTCAAAGTCAAAGTATCGGCAGTTATGTTATCTGCAAAGGTAACGGTGCCCCCAGCGGAATTTATATTTATCCGGGCATTGGCAAACGATACTCCAGCAGAAGTTATCGACTGAGAAGATCTCCCGGCCGTCGTCAAGTTAGTTCCACTAAGAGTTGACGTAAAAGTGCACCCTGTCCCTGCCGTGAAATTTCCATAGTATGTTGGAGAACTGCTTCCGGTAGCCAAATTCAAAGTCATCGTGTTTGCAGTTCTTGCCGACATATCAAGAGTGCCAATATTCCAAGTTGAATTTAGGGATATTGTGGCACCGGAATTCAACCCAGTAGCTTCTATGTAGCAGGTATCTTGCGGAAGCGGAAAATTGTTTATGTCTGGGGTGCCTCCGCTGGAGGTTGCCCATGCAGTTGCACTCCAGTTTCCACCGGCTGCAAGATTCCAATACTTGTTTGCTGCGGCAGTAAAGGTAATTGCCGAATTGCCACCGCAATCTCCAAGCCGGGTACCAGTAAGGTTTCCTCCAGAAACACAATTTCCTGCGAACTTGATATCCCTAAAATCTACGTCCGCCAAAGCCGCAACGGCATTGCAAGTAAGCGTGCGTTGAGTTCCAACAACATCTGATGTGAAAATATAACGCCTAGTTGCATCCGCTGGATTTGGGATAGTCAATGTTCCATTGACAGTTATGTTTCCTAGAAAAGTAAAATAGCTTGATCTAGATGAAGCAGGCGCGGTAAGAGTCAAGTTATTGTAAGTGGTGTTATCATACAATTGCATTCCCGGCGGGATAGTGGTTATTGCTGTGGATGTAAATGTAACATTGTAAAAAGTGAGCCCTGCCCCGCCAAAGTTGCCAGACATATTAGAAGCATTTACTTGAGAAGTTCCAGCATTAAATGTTAGATTTGTGGTAGTTGCAGAATTAATAGTGTTGCATGAGACTGTACTAGAGCCAAGAGTTATTGTTCTGGTATTTGAATTGTTGCTGTTAAAGTTGCCGGTTGTGACATTAAAATTTGCCGTATCAAATGTTCCTTGGGTTATTTGGATAAGTCTGGTAGTGCCTGTAGTTAGAGCGTCGCCAAGCGTTACAGTAATGCCAGACCCGTTGACATCAAGACTGCCAAAGGTCTTGCCTGCTGTAGTGAGAGTTGCGGTGGCGTTAATCGTTACGATGCCTGTGTGGGTATAGGCCATTCCGGCGGCTAGGGTGATGTTGCCGGAAACCGTGATGGCTGCTGTTCCCGTGATGGTGCCCGTGAAGCCGGTGCAGGTGATGGATTTGGCGCCGGTGTTGCCCGTTGAAATGGTGCATGTGCCGGTGGATGCGGCGTCAAAGAATACATCGTCGGCGGAAGTGGGAACGGCTTGCCCGCCAACCCCGCCAGAAGTCAATGCCCACTTGGTGCCAGCGGTGCCATCCCAAGCTGCCGTGCCGCCAACCCAATACCTGTTAGCCATTAGACCACCTTGGCGTATTGCACACCGTCGATCTCAATGAAGTCTGGCGCAGGTTGCTCAACCGGAGGAGCAGTCACCGCAGCAATCCAGTTGTCCACGCGCTCTTGTTTCATAACTTGGATTTCTTCATTGGTAAACGTGTGGTCATCGGCCAAGTGCAAAGCATCACGAAACAAGCCGTGGGGGGTGGTGAATTCAAAGTCAATTTTCATGTCAATTCTCCAAAAAGAAACACCCGCCGTAGCGGGTGCTGCACCTAACTCAGGGCGTCACCCAATCAGGCTGCGTCTAATGAAAAAGTATACGATACATTCAATGTGTCACCCGACACAACCACTCGATCACCCGGCGACTGGAAGTCCGATGCCGAGAACAGCGTGCCCGAGGTGCCTGTGTCAACGCTGGCCAAGAACGCGCCAGCTACAGTGCCACCAGTGCTGGTGATACTGAATGAAGCAGGAGAGGCTGTGTTGTCGATTACCGAAGGATCGGCAGTCGTTGCTGTGCCGAACGTGGCAGTCTTGCGGTTGCCGGAGTAGTTGGTGAATTCAGTCCAGCCAGCGTGCGATGCAAGTGTGTCAGCAGCGGCGATGGTGGTGCCGGAGCCGGGGCCTGTGATCAGGCCGATGTACCAAGTAGTGAGCTGCGTTGCGCCATCCAGATAGACAGACACCATGCTTTGCAGGCCTTGGTTAACCACCAAGTTGTGCATCTCCTCTTCCCACTTGACGTGGCCGTCAGCGCCTACGCACTGGACTTTGTACACGCCGCCAGCACGAGCTTTGGCTTGAGGTTTGGTGCCGCACACGAGGCCCGAGGACACTGTGTCGGTAGATTTTGCAAGGTTGTTGAACATGATGGTTCCTTAAATTGAACTGCGAATGAGCGCTGTAGTTGCAGTGTTTTGCGGCATGGTGATTGTAAAGCTGGCTGATGTCTTGTTCGAACCAAAATCCAGAACAGCAATAGATCGGTTGGCCTTGCTTGCGTTGTATATCAAAGCGCAGCGTGCAGTTACTGCCGCACCAAACGCCACGTTGTTGAAGTTGACATAGGCTGTGTAGCCAGTAGAGCTAATAGTAACTCCGGTCAAAGTAACCCCACCAGCCACGTACCCCGTGCCAACCACTTCCGAAGTCGCTGAGTACACCGTGGTGGACTCGTTGAGGTCTGCCTCCGCTGTGTACAGCGCAATACGCAGAGTGTCCGTGAGCAGGTTGTGGATGCCCTCGTACAACTCCGCCTTGAAGCTGGTGGTCTGTGTCTGAACGATGCTCATTGAACTGCCGTCCTAACTTGACCATTGCGGTATGCGTCGCCGCGTTGCTTGCCATCTGCCAAGTTCTTGTACAGAGCGATTGCCTGAACATACCGATCTTGGTACAGCTTGACCATATCAGGCTCACCCTTCATGTAGGTCAGCGCCTCGTTCATGGTGCCGTATAGCAACACGGAGTCAAAGTTGTCGCCCAACCAAGTTCGGCCATCGGCTGCGTCCACAATCGACTCAGGGTACGCATAGTAATGAAGCTCTGCGTTGTACGTGGCATCCGGCGTTGGTCCAACAATAAATGTCAGTTCGTCCTGATTGCTCGACAGCGGGCCAAAAATTGCGTAATGTTTTGGCTTGCCAGTGGTTGCTGGATTGGGATACGCTTGCCGGATAAAGTTTACATCTTTGTCC